TGTTCTTGGTGCCGTGGTTGATGATCAGCGTGTCCGCCTCGAAGCCCAGCCACTGGGTCAGCCCGCTCGGGGACGTGGTGGCGGCGTTCTCCACCAGGTAGCAGGCCTGGGCGAGGTCGGCGCGGATCGTTGCCGCTGCGGATGCCCAGGTGTTGGCCACCGCGAGGGTCTGGATGTTGACGTTGGCCACCACCGCGGCGTAGAACGCGGTGTTCCAGCTGTAGGTCATCGTGTTCTTGACCTGCAGCAGCTGCCGGGTGACCGGGTCCACGACCTGGCGGCGGCGCATCTCGTCAGACACCATGATCGCCATGGCGCGCTCGTGCGCGAAGACCACCCGGGGGATGCCGATCGAGGTGGGCACGATCGGGACCTCAGCGAACTCAGCGCGGATCTCGGGGAAGTCGTCGGCGTACAGCGGTGTCGACTCCGCATAGCGGACAGCGCCGCTCGGGGTGTTGCCGCCGTTGCGCAGCACGGAGTCCACGATGAACTCGTTCTGCGTCAGGTCGAGGATGAGCTGCGGAATGACCAGCGGGTCCTTGATCAGCTCGTTGACGGTAACTCTGGGGCCATCGCTGTACCCGCGTGCGGCGACCGGCATCGGTCAGCTCCTCTCAGAAGATCCTGGCCCGGCCCAGGAAGAAGCTGGATGCGCCGATGCCGCCGATCTGCTGCGTGAGCTGACCTGCGGCCACGCCGCCCGGGTGGGTACAGATGCCGACCACCTGGTCGGCAGCTGGCCCCGCACCAGCCGGGCCGACGCAGCCGTTGGCGGTGCAGAGCAGCTTGATACCCGGCGTGCAGGCTGCGGAGTACCAGACCCAGATGTCCACCGGGCCGTGGTAGACCGCTGTGAAGTCGGTGAGCACGCTGATGTCGAGCTGGGGCTCGCCGTAGGTGTTGGTGGCCGGGGGGATCTGGGACGCCAGCACGTTGGCGTCCCCGCCGGCCACGCCCAGGCAATGCACCGACGCAGCCACACAGGGCTTGATCGTCAGGTCGGTGGTGCCCGCGGTCTGCGTGGTGTTCTCGACCAGCTGGCCACCAAAGATCAGCGCGCTGACCTGGTACGACGCCGGTCCTGCCTTGTAGTGCGGAAGAACCGCAGTCATGGCGCTGACCTCCTAGTTGCTGTTGGTGACGCCGACGTGCTCGCCGGTCGAGTCGCGGAAGGCGGTGGCCCGTACCGTGCCGCCGGCCGTGGTGATCGCAGTGATCTCGGCGGCGGTCAGCTCGACCACGTCACCGACCTTCAGCGTGCGGGCGGGGTGGGCGTAGTCGGTGGCCGGGATCGGCACGGCCTTGGTGATGACCTGGCGGGACATCAGCTCAGCCCGAACATCTGCTGCCGGGCCCGCTTGACCAGGTCGCTGCGGGCGGTCTCGGCCTCGGTGTCGACGGGCTCGTCCATCGCGGTGCCCAGTTCCACGCCGATGCCGAGCTGCTGGCCCAGCTTCTGGTACTCACCGAGGATCTTGCGGACGATCAGCCCGGCGTCCACGGACGTGCCGTTGGCCAGGTCGACCACATGCCCCGCGCCTTCGAGCAGCGGCTGGGCCAAATCCGCGATGTAGGGCGGGGTGCCGCCGGCGACCAGCCGCTGCCGCTCGCCGTTCCACCGCTCGGTGTCGAGCTGCGCGGTGATGATGGAGAGCTGGCGGGCGTTCTCGTCCACCCCGGCCTGCGCCAGTTCAACCGCCAGCGCGCCAGCGTCGTTGGCCAGGCCGGCTGCCACCGGCTGGCCTGCCTCCTCGGCCTCCAGCTCGCGCTCCAGCTCGGCCAGCTCCTCGTCGGTCAGGGCGTCGATCCGCGCGGCGATAGCGGCGGCCTCGGGGTCGTCGTCCTCGCCACCAGCGGGGGCGCTGCCACCCCCGTCGCCGTTGAGGACGGGGGCCTGGCCCAGGCCGGCCCCGCCGCCGGCCGCTACCAGCGCCGCGAGCTTGTCCGGGTCGAGGTCCAGCAGTTTGGCCAGCCTTGCCTGCTGGTCGTCGGTCAGCTCGGGCATGCCCGGCTCCTCTCCTGCGAAGTAGGCCGCGGACAGGTCGAGGGTGACCGTCACGGCGTCGTTGGCGGCTTCGACGGCGGCCCAGCCGCCCATGCCGGGGATGCGGGGGTCGAGCGTGCCGAGCACATGCTGGATCGCCTTCGGGAAGAACTTGCCGTCGGCGCGGTCATAGCCCTCCACGATCCGGGCGGACACGCCGAGCCCGGGGTTGTCAGTAAGGACCGCCTGGCCGGCCTGGGTGGGGTCCAGCTCAATCCACAGCCCGTCGGGCTCCAGGGTCATCTCGGTGATCTGGCCGCGGGTCCGCTCGGGGTCGTTGGTGTGGGTGTTCTTGGCGTCCGCGAGCTGGAACGGCACCTGGTCGTAGGCCTTGTCGCGGAACGCGCCCACCAGGCCGGCCAGGTAGTCCTTGGTGAACTTCAGCACGCGGCCCTGGTAGCTGATCTCCCCGATGGGCAGCAGTTTCTTGCGCCACCGGCCGGGGCCGGCGGGGGTGGCCCGGTGGCTGGTGAACGGGGTGAGGACGGCGGCGCTCACTTGCGCTCCGCCCTGCGGGCGAAGTTGTGCGCCCGGTCGTGCGGGAAGCCCCGGCTGCGGAGTTTCTTGTAGATCGTCTGGCCCTTGGAGCCGAGCCCGGAGATGTCGTTGCCGGTGGTGCGCGGCCCGTCGGAGCTGCCCGCCGTCGGGGTCGCCAGGGTGCTGATCGCGGGCACGCCGACGGCGCGCATCAGCGCGGTCTGGGTGTCGCCGCGGGGCAGCTCGGGGGCCTTGATGACCTCGCCGCGGTGGTACGGCGAGGGGGTGCCCTTGTTGTGCGTGCCGATCAGTTCGAGCAGCGCGCCGCGCTGGCGGGTGTGCGGGGCCAGGTCTTTGCCGCCGGCGGCGGCCACCCAGGCCCCGTCGGTGCCGCGGGTGATGCGGCCGATCTCGTACCCGCCGCGGCGGTGCCGGACGATCGCCTCGCCCTCGGGCCCGCGGCTGATCACCAGGTCGTAGGGGGAGGACACGGGCAGGCGCGGCCGGTCGGCCATGGCGAACTCCAGGGCTGGCAGGGTGTTGGCGGCGGCCCACGAGGCCTTCAGCGCCTTGGTCTTGCCGTACTGGGCGGCGGTGCGGCGCAGCAGCCCGGCGAGGGCGGCCCGGCGAGCCGGGGACTTGACCCGGCCGACCGCCCGGCGGGCGTCCTCCCAGGACTTGGGGCTGGTGATCGGGAACCCGTGCGGTGCGCCCGGCTTCGGCGGGGGCAGCGCGTGGCCGGCCTTGAACGCCGCGGCCCGCCCCTCCTTGCCGAGGTTCTTGTTGCTGCCGCCCTTGCCGCTACGCAACGTGCTGCCCCGGGCGGCCTTGCCCAGTTCGCCCATGTTCGGCCCGAACGGCCTGGGCGGGGCCAGGCCTTTTGGGCGCATCCCGGTCCTGCGGTGCCCTCGGGGCAGGCTCCTGCCGTGACCAGCGTGGGACCGGGGCGGGGCAACCTTGGGCAGCCCGGGGCCACCGACGTACCGCCAGTTGTGGACGTAGCCGTGAGGGCCTACGAGATCAATAACGGGGGGCGTCACATCCCCGCCTCCGGTCACTTCAAGGACCGGCACGCGCGGGGACTAGCGCGCCGACTCGTCTAGCTCGGCATGCTACGCGCTAATTTCCCGGCGGCGAAAGGGGCTGACCTGTACTTACACCCTCAGAAAGTGCCCGACAAGACGTCGTTCCACATCTTGATCGTGGCCGGATCGGTGAACTGGTGCCGGTGCAGGTCGTCTTGCGCCAAGCCGCCGGCGGTGCAGTCGGAGTACCAGTAGATGACGCCGAACCACAGCGGCACCTGCGGCGACAGCAGGTAGGTCATGTCGGCGGCGATCCGGTCCCGCTGGGCGGCAGCGCCCGGTGCGGCGCACACGCCGTACTCGGGGGTCATGAGTTTCTTGCCGCTGTGCCCGACATAGCCCAGCCAGGTCTGGAACTGCGGCGAGCTGGCCAGGCCGCCGGGCTGCAGCACCGCCCGGTTCTGGTACTGGTCGGATCCGTAGATGTCGAAGTCGATCGCGCCGGGCCCAGTGGCCGGGACGATCCACGACCCGGTGTAGCCGTTGCCGCCCTTGTTGTACGCCGAGCCCGCGGAGTCGGCCATGATCAGTACCTGGACACCGGGCGGCCTGGCGGCGCGGATCGCGGCGGACATCTGCTCGAACCAGGCGAAGTACGCGCTCGGGCTGCCCCAGCCCTGGTGCTCGTACTCCTGGGAGGGGATCATCACCACCGG